ACTAATTTACGTCGTCTATTTTTGTATTTCATCGATTATATAGTTAATAAATTAAAAATCAATAAATTAACAATTAATAAAATTCGTTTTTTGTTTTAAAAAAAGTACTTATAAAAAGAATAACACTACTTAATACTTGGGTTTCCAGAAAATGTTAGTGTATTACCTTCTATAATTTCTAAATGCTGTGGTGTGCAAATAGAATATTTAAAAGCATCACTAAAATTTGTTGATTCAGCAGGTAAGCGGTGATCGGGTAATTTTTCAGAAGATTTATCCTTATGTATCGTTTTTATCCCTTCACGGTTAATGCTTTCATATTTTTGAGCCATTTCCAACGAGCTTTTTAAATTTGGGCAATTATGCTTATCAATTAAAACCATTGGAAGGTCTTTATTATTCCCTTCTAACATTTCAAGAGCCAACTCATATTCTGTTTGTTGTGAAATATTTCCTTGGTCCTTATTCATTAACTCCACATGCCACCCTGTAGCATTACCATTTTCATCTTTTTCAATAGCTTCTTTTAATTTACTTGCATGATCTTCGCCAACCCGTTTCCATTTATTGGTCGCTCTATCGTGCCATAAAAGCAACTGTTTATTTTGGTGGTATTTAAAATACTCCACAAATTGCGCACCCAACTGTTTTATAAATTCTGGTGGCAAGGTGTAAAACTCTTTTAAATACCTAAGCACTTTGCCTTGTTCTTGCTTAATAACTAAACTACATAAGTTTCCAGAATCAAACCCCGCTTCTAAATGTGATTGGTGGTTTATATATTTTAAATCCAAACTACTTTCTGCTTCAGTTTGCAATTCTTTATAACTGCTGGCATCAATTCTGCTATAAGTAAAGCCATCACTATAAAAATTGCGTTCGCTTAAATTTGGATAAAACATCAAACCGACTTCTAACGTTGGGCGAAGCGATAACAAAGCTGTCATTAACTCCCTAAAATTGCCCTTTTCAAATTGCGAATGAAAATATTTTTCAGTCAATATATCAGCATTCACATAGCTACTACCTACGTAAAAAAAGGTAGAATTCATCCTAACCTTATTATACTTTTCTTCCCAACGGGAAATATTACGCTCAATATTTTTTAAATCTTTTTTAAACTGAAGTTCGCTAGGGTTCGATTTAATTTCCCGTTGTTTTTTTACCAACTTTATACGTTCATCATTCAATATGAAAGCCACCTGAAGAATCAATTGTATCTGTTCTTCGTTCATGTTTTCTTCCATATTTAAAATCCAATCCTGTTCGCCTAAATTAGTATTAGGCATATCGGTAGTAAAGGTGGTGCCCAAATAATACGGGCTATGGCCATAACGCACAAATTCACCACGGGATGCTTGCGAAATTTTATTAAGTTTCTTTTCCTGTAAATACTTAGCTTCATCTCCTGCATTGTGCTGGTAACTATCACCCGCACCACTACTTGGTCTATCCTGACTAATAATTTTAAAATGCGTGCCATGGTGTGTTGTTAGTGTATGTTTCCAAGACAAAACTGTTTTATGAGGACGCTTAAAATGATTAGGTGGTGCCTTATCTACTACAAAATGAATCCCTTCAATCCAGCCATTAAGTTCCCAACCCTGTATAATATTTGGAATAATATTTTTAATAGCATTCATATACGTATCTGCCGAAACAGATATAAAGGCCCCTGGCATTTCCTTACTAATATCCTTAAAACGTTTTGCTAATACTTGTACCGTTTTTGCACCGGCACGTCCTAATATTAAATATAAATTGGTAGGTTTTATTAAGTCTATAAGTTGCGCTAACCAGTGCGCATAACGCAATACCACATCGGGTTCGGTTTTATCAATCTTCGGTTTTGCCATGCTTATATTTAAAAATTTCTCTAGGTTTTTTGCTCACACCAGCATCCATTTTAAGACGCAATTTCTCGTGTTCTTTAATCGGGAATTGGTCTATCTGTTCAGAAATTATGCGCTTATCGGCTTCTGGCAAACCAACATCGCTAGGGGTAAGCGTAAAAATCTCAACCTTTTCTTCAAGCAAACGCGGGTCTATTAAATCGTCGCTATCCTTGTCTAAGCCTTTTATTATTTTTGCTTTCACCAAGGCATCCACTATTTTTAAACTTGCTTCTGGGCTATCAACTGTTCTAACAGCCAATTCAATAGCTTGCATGGCAATGTTAAATAAATAATTATTCCAAGCCTGGTTAGTAATATCTTCATCTAAACAAAAAAACTTTAAAGCATCACTAAACCTACTTTTAGCCGTTATAATATTTAATTCCGGATAAAAAGCAACCAAGCTTTTAATAACATTGTTAGGACTTTCAACACGATGCATTCGCTGTTGTATAAACCGAAGCTGTTCTAAATAAGAAACCATTTCGGGTTCCATAGCATCGGTTTTTCCCTTTTCTATGTAATCATTTAAAATATCGAAATGCAGCCCTTCTAAGGCATCTTTAAAATTATCTTTTGCCATAGGTATTAAACACCAAAAATATCCAACCTCGCATTAGCAAAATTGAGTTCTTTGGCTTTTTTTTCATGTATTTGTAAAGCAGTGGTATTACCATCGTCCATCATATCTAGTAATATTTCACCCTTTTTTATATCAATTTGAAGCCTTCCAAGTTCGTAAGCTTCTCGAACCTTACTTTTAGTATCGCGCCAAATATGTAAAAAGTCGCGTTGGCTTACTCTTAAAGCTCTGGCAATATCTTGCGGACCATGATTTTCTTCAGCCATTTTTTCAATGGTTTCAAAATCTGAAGGCACTAAGTTTTCTTTTAGGGTTGCTATTGCCATATTATTAATTATTAAAAGTTTCTTCAGTAGCCTGAAAATCAACTTGGCTTTTTAAATTCATGCTAGCATACTCTAATTCTGAATGATACCAAGGCATTTCTTCAATACCAGCAACATAAATAAAATGTTTCCATTTCTCTTTTTTAAAAATCCAAAAACCTTGAAAATAACGGTATTCTACAATCCAACCTCTAGCATGCTTTCTAAATCTAAATTTTGGTTTCATAACCTATCGTTTTTCCAATACCAAATTAGTATGCATTAATAAATCCGTATCACGCTCAACAAGCTCTGTATTCCCTTTACCCTTATTTCTGTAAATATTAATCTCTAAGGCTTTTTGTTTTTTAATTAATTTAGGAGTAGATAATGCAGAAATAGCATCTTTTAATCGTATTCTATTAAAAATAGGATGCTTCCCTAAAAGAGATTTATTAGTGTTATAATACTCCAATTCTGCCCAAGCCTGCTTATTTAAAATGTAATTTGTTTTAATAACATCTACTAAAACTTTAGCTTCAACATTGGTTAAAATATCGTGTATTTTAGGCTGGTTTTCTTTAAAAATATGATAACATGTAATTAAATCGTTTACCAAAATTTTTAAAACATCGGGGCAATCGTGATTTCGTATAAACGGAAACTGATCGTGTAGTTTTATAGATGCCCTTACCTCGCTAGGTAATTCTACTATTTTTTTTTTAAAAGTTCTTCACGCGCATTAATTAAGGCCGTATAAACGTCTGCCTTTTTTTTAGAAGAAAGTTCTAAACCTAATTCTTTAATTAAAGCTTTAGCCGCCTTGTAATCGGCTGTTTTTTCATTAAAATCAATTAATTTATCTTCAGTACTTTTAGTTTCAATAATAACATCTTCAATAATAACATCGATGTCTTTTACCAAAACCACAGGTTTCTGAGTTAAAATAACACGCATTCTATCTGGCATATCTACTGTTTTTGCCAATTCGTAGCATAATTTTTCAACGTTTTCTGGTGTATTAGTAAAACGAGCAATGCGGTTTTGTAAGGCTAAATTTTTACCAGGTAACTTATTATACAAGTTTCTACCACCTAATAAGGTTCTATCGTGTTTAAAATAATGTTCTACTTGTGCTTTTGCATCCATAACCAAAAAAATATAGTTTGTAACTTAAAGTGTAAATGTAACTACACCAAACCCAATTAAAAGGACAACAAAAAACCCTTACATTTCTGCAAGGGCTTTTCAAACTAACCAACTTAAATATAATAATGAAAATTACTATCTTTTATGTTCTGCTTTTTTCAACAAAAACATGGTCGCCACCAGCAACTTCAAACGCTTCAACTGTTAGCGTAGCACCACTTGTTCCTGTCCAATCTACAGCACCAGCTAATAAGAAGTTAGCATTACTAGCTTCAATATCGGCAGGGTTTGTACCGCCACTACCTATTAATGTATATACACCACCAATAGTAGCATTGGTAATATCTGTAATAACAGTAGCAACCGTATTATCTGTTAATTGGTATTCGCCACTACCATTAGCAACACTTACGCTAGTAGCATCAGCCGCAACAGTATTAGCTGTAGAATAGGTAAATGTCCCGGTGTAACGTGCTGGCATATTCACACTTTTTGTAAACTGTTGAAATTTTAACAAAGCCATTGTAGCATCGTTATTATTTTGTATTTCAACAATTAAACTTAAAGGCGAACATTTGCTTCCGTAAATTCTCCAAAAAGGCGATTCACCACCGCAGGCACCAACGCGAACAGCAATAATAATACTTTTGTTTGTCCAGTTCTGGATAAACTCTTCAATCTCTAAAGTACTACCAGGGAATGAAAATTCTGGTAAAGACGAAATAGACATATTATCTTCTTCGCCTTCACTTGTAACAGGTAAGCTAGTTTTACTACTTGTTACCTGCATTTTAGTTGCATATTTACTCGCTGCAAAGACAAAGTTTCCAGCAGCCATTAAAATACCGCTTTCGTTTCTTGCAGGCGTTGTAAGTAAATCGGCAGTGTCCATTATTACAATGGTCATATCTTTACCTTCACTTCCGCCGTTGCCTTTACTAACAAGACTTGGTTTTATATAAGTCATGATCTTTTATTTTTTTATAATTAAACAAAAACTAAAGCCTTTACCATCGCAAAGGCTTTAGTTATTTTTTTTTATGCTCTCGCAGTTTCTACAAACTTGCTGCCGTTGTACTTAACAGTAAGTTTAGCACCTACCGTAGCAGTAAACGCAGCACTTAATAAGAAGTTCCCCGCACTAGCAATAGTAGTAGCATTAGTAGCACTTCCACCTTCAATAGTGTAGCTTTCTCCAATTACCGCATTTGTAATGTTTGTAATAGCAGTAGCACCAGTATTGGCAATAGTAACAAACCAAGTACCCGCAGCAGCATCAGCCGTTGTATCATTAGCAGCTAAACTTACTTTTGTTACCGTTGTAGCATCAGCAGCAATTACACGGCTATACTCTACAAACTTGCTGTTTGTATAAATTAAAGTAAGCATATCGCCTTTTGCCATAGTAAAGTTGGCACCAGTAGCTAATACTATGTTAGCATTGTTTGCAATGGTTGGCGCATTTGTGGAATCGTCACAATATAAGTAAACGTATTGCCCAGCAACAGCATCATCAAAATTTGTAATGGTTGTTGCCGCTGCATTATTACCACCTACTTTTAAAGCGTTATGTTCGCTTAAAGATGGCGTAGCATCGTTAGAAGCCACCGGTACATAAACA